TTATTTCAGGATTGTTTTCATATGTTCTTCAAATTTATTCATTGCTTCTTTATCGAGCTTTTTGCTTACATGTGAATATACATCAGACGTGATTTGCATGCTACCATGACCAAGACGCTCTTGTAAAAATTTCATACTTACGCCAGCTTCTAATTGTAAAACAGCATGTGTATGACGTAGAGAGTGAATCGGTAAAGATGGTAAATTTGCTTTCTTTAAAATTCTAGAAAAAGAATTGAAAAGACTAGATTTAGGTAGGTAATTTCCATCGTTTCTACAGAAAACTAAATTTAATTCAAAGTAGTAACAATCATTTAATGCGATTTTATTCTGATTTTGATATTTCTTATGAAAGTGTAAATCACTTGAGAGCCCTTCGCTAATAGTGATAGTTCGCTTTGAATTATAATTTTTTGTATCTCCAAACATCATTTCAGGATTTTTAGAAGCCAACCTGAAATCCAATGATTTATTTATAGTAATTGTCTTTTCTTTTAAGTCAATATCATTCCATTGAAGCGCGGCTGCTTCACCTTTTCGCATTCCAGTTTCAATTAGAGTTTTATAAAAAACCCCGTAAATATAATCATATTTATAAGCTTCTCGCAGAAAATCTGCAATCCTATCGGATTCAATAAATTTGACCTCAGGATCTTTTGCTTTAACTTTTATTTCTACTCCTACGCATGGATTCTTTTGTATTTTTTCTAAAGTTATAGCCTTTTCCATAGCGTTATGCATAGTACTATGAACTATTTCAATGGTACGTCTACTGTAGCCGCTATCGACTAATGAGTTGATAAATTTTTGGTATAAAACAGGTTTGAAATCTTTTAAAAGAATATTTTTGAAATAAGGAATAATATGCTTTTCTACATTGTTTTGATGGGAGAGAAATGTATTTGTTGCTACTGTGTCTTTCTTATATTCATTCAACCATATAAGAAGGTAATTTTTCAAAGCTTCATTACTTAGATTTGTTCCCTCACGTAATTGCTTCTCCATTTCTTCAGCTGCTATTTTGGCTTCAGCCTTACTAGTAAAGCCTTTCTTAGATTTTTCGCGAGTCTTTCTACTGAGAGGATCTTGATAATAAATACGGTATTCCCAAAAATCTTTAGTAGATCCTTTCTTTTTGTATTTATGGAAGGTAGCCATAGGAAAGCTCCTTTCTTTTTTGTTTAAAAAGAGTAGACCGTCGCCTACTCTTGGGTGTTAAATTGCTAGCGCTAGAAATTTAATAATTCTTTACTGCTTGTACAACACGACCAATTATTTTTACATCCTCAATTGACAGATCGTAAGTTTGTGGTTCATGAATTGGGTCATTGCTCAATGGTATTAAAGTAATGATATTTCCGGATCGTGATACCTTTTTTACTGTTGCATCATAACCATTGACTTTTACAACTGCAATCTGTCCATTTTCTACAAAGGGTGTTTCCTCCACAAGAACAAATGAGCCTTCGGGGAATTCGAGGTTCATACTTGTACCTTTAACGATAAGATAGAAATATTTTTTTTCTGAATTTAAGAATGTAGAAAGCATTGGTAAATAGCCCTCGATGTTTTCTTCTGCAAATATAGGTGTACCCGCTGCGACAGCCCCTATTATAGGTATATAGGAAATGTTCGATTGATTTTTGTCGACCGTTTCATATATGGATATATCTTCTTTAACCAAATCGTTATCTTGGTTTGATAATCGTTCGAGATCATCGGTAGTGATTCCTAAGCCTTTACAAACTTTAATTACATTATCAACAGATGCTTTGCCTATTCCTCTTGATAACATTGATTGTAATGTTGTTGGTGGTAGTCCTATTTTTTCTGCAAAGGCTCTTTTACTGTACCCAGCTTCTTTTATTAAGTGTGTTATAATCTCCGCTTTCTTCATTAATTTCACCTCCTTTCAGAATGAAATGTATACGATATTTCGTATGTCTGTTTATATCATAACGTAACTGAATATGTATGTAAATAGAAAAATGTACGATAATGAGTATATTTTTTCGTTTTTTCGTTGACTTTGTACGAAAATGCGTTTATATTGAAAAAGTAATGAACGCAATATCGTACAAAAAGGTTGGGTGGTGAGAAAATGTATCCGAATTTGCGTGCATAGATGGCGAGAAAAGGAATTATGATTACAGAAGTGTCCTCACATCTGAATCTTCGCCACGCAACAGTAAGTGACAAGATAAATGGAAAGTATCGTTTTTATTATGATGAAGCACTTGAAATTAAGAAAACTTTTTTTCCAGAACATAATTTAGAGTATCTATTTGAGTTTGAAGAAAATAAAATCAATTGAATTTCGAGGAGAAATCTTCACTTTTTTTGAAGTAGATTTATCGAATTTTTTTGATAGGAAAGAAGGTGGCAACATGCTTAATATTCAACTCGATAACCAAATTATCGAGCAATGCTTTATTGAAGAATTAAGGAAGCGTTTAGATCAAATTGAGCGGAGAAAAACTCTATGGGATATGAAAGAACTTTGTAAACAAACAAGCATGAGTGAAAACACCATCAAAGAGAAGTTCTTCTATGATGAACGTTTTCCGAAATACAAAATAGGTGGGAAATGGTACTTTCCAGCAGTAGAAACCGAATGCTTTTTACTGATGTGGATAAAGGAACAGCCAATACATTGATACATAAGGGGTTTATTTTTTTGCCTGTAAAATGTCGAAAAATGAAGTCGTTATTTATCAAAATAAACGAGGGATGGTGAGAAATATGAACGGAGTGTTCACAGCAAGTAAATTAATGAAAGCATCTCAAGTACGTCAGCAATGTGCTGAGTTGCGAAATAATCCAGCGCTAATAATTGCTATGGAGCTAGAAGCAAAGAAGAAGATATATGAAATGAACCGTAAGGTTTCATCTCGAAGGGAGGTGAGTTAATTGAAAGCGGTAGTTGATTATCCAGTTGAAGATTTATTCGGTGATGAAATTCTAAGTGGTGAAACGTACTTAATTGAGAAACAGAATGTTGAGTGCTTTCAAGCCCAATAAAAAAAACACCTGCGCCAACAGGTGATTTAGAAAAAGAAAATTCACAGTCATTATAGCATGAATTGATTTCATGTAAAGGGGGAGATATCAATGAGTATTAAAGAAGTTGCTAAGGCTGTACAAGCTATACGAGAAGCTCGAAATGAACATGGAATTATCAGTGTTCGTGGAAAAGAGGTTCATCTTAGTAATGAAGTATTTGAATCATTGTGGGATGAGCCGAAGGTTAAACCATTAATACTAAAACGTGAATCAAAGGATTACCCTTATGAAGTTTCGTTTATTAGTGACCATGTAATTTATTTCTCTCTTTATACTTCAGAAAGATTAAAAATTAAATTTGGAGGTAATATCGATGAATGCATTACAACAAAATGAGTTATTAGAAGTAGACCAATTACAAGATGCGGAGCAACAATTTGAGGTTACGGATATTAACGGTTTGAATTGGGCATTTCGTAAAATTTCAGCGCTTAAAGCAAAGGAAAAAGAAATTACGACACTAGCAAATGTTGAGCGTGATCGTATTACACAATGGGAGCAAAGTGAATTGAAACCCATCCACAATGATATTTCATTCTTTGAAACTCATATTCGACGTTATCATATGGAACAACTTGCAGTGGATCCAAAACAGAAAACAATTAGTACGCCTTATGGTAAATCAAAGACTCGTAAGAGTAGTGAAGCGCCGGAGCAAAAAGATAAAGCACAGGTACTTCAATATGCCATTGAAAACGAGCTTGATGATTGCTTAAAAACAGAAGTCAAATGGGCTGATTTTAAGAAGAAATTAAAGATTGTGGAAATCAGCGGTGAAAAAGTAATTGTAGATGAGGATGGACAAATTGTTCCAGGGGTTACAATCAAACCTGAATCTATCTCTTATAGTGTGGAGGTATAAATATGTTGCAAGTAACAGATGCACAACGTGAAAAGCTGAAAGCTTGTATAGCATTATTCGGTGCAAGTGGGGGAGGTAAAACATTAACTTCTTTAATCCTGGCATATGGAATGATGAAAGAAGCTTATCCTGATTTACCAGAAGAAGAATTGTGGAAGAAGATTGGTGTTATCGATACGGAACATAAACGCTCGCTTCTTTATGCAAACAATACAATTAAAGGTTACAAGATTGGTAGCTTTAAATATGTTGAACTTGATGCTCCATATTCTACAGTGCGATACCAACAAGCGATTGAATTATTAAAGAAAAGTAGTTGTGAGGTTGTTATTGCAGATAGTCTTTCACATGCTTGGGAAGGTATCGGAGGTATCTTGGACCAGCAGCAAGATTTAGGTGGCCGTTTTCAAGATTGGAAAACAATGAAGCCGGTTATTAAAGAGTTCATTAAATCACTTACAGAAAATGATGTTCATATTATCGCTACGTTACGTACTAAGCAAGAATATCAAGCTGAGCGTGATGATAATGATAAGCTTCAAATTCGTAAGTTAGGATTAAAACCAATTCAGAAAGATGATTTGGAGTACGAATTCATGATTGTTCTACGTATGGAGCAAAATCATACAGCTACACCAACTAAGGATAATTCTAATTTAATAAATGAAAATGGTGAATTAATTAAGCCAGAGCATGGTGCAATCATTTATAAATGGTTAGAACTTGGTGTGGATGTAAGAGCGGAGCAAGAGAATGAAAGAAATGCTCTTATTGCAAAAATTATAGAAATTGTTGAATCCAGTGATGAAGCAGCGAAGATGCTAGATGAAATTGAGTTTAAAACAAAACAAAAACTCCAAGATTTCAATCTTAAATATTTAAATGCTGCTTTAGATAGATTACAAGTTTTTAACAACAAGGAGGAAAAATAATGTTTACAGTAGATCATGAACAAGCTAAAGGATTTGAACAAGTTAAGCCAGGAGAATATGAGGTAACAGTTGTTAATTATGAATTAAAAAAAGCTGAATCCGGAAACAACATGATTGTTGTGGATTATGAAATTCGTAGTGATGTAGACCAGGCATTCCAAGGACAGAAGCTTTTATTCGATAATTTTGTTGTAACTGAAAAATCAATGTGGAGATTACAAGCAATTTCTAAAGCTGCAGCATTCCCAACAGGAATGAAATTCGCTTCTTACAAAGAATGGGCAGATACTCTTTTAAATAAACATCTTCGTGTAGTAGTAGGTGAGCGTGAATATAACGGTAAAAGATATCCGCAAGTAAATGGATTTAAAGAATCGGAAGCATCGGCTCCAAGTGCTGGATTTACAGTTTCGGATGAGGATGTTCCGTTCTAAAAGTTAATTAACAAGATTCAAATAGGAGGGAGCTACTAACGGCTCCCTTTTCCAAAGGGAGAAAATTCAAATGAGATATAAATTTAATCAAATACCGACAGAGCTTAAAAACACTCCTCATTGGATCTTATGGCGGTCAGAAGTAAGAAACGGTAAGAAAACAAAAGTTCCTTATCAAATCAATGGGGAAATGGCTCAATCAAATAATAAACGAAGTTGGTCAACGTTCCCGACAATCATAAAATTCTATGAACAAGGAGATTATGACGGAATTGGATTCATGTTTTCAAAGGATGATCCATTCATTGGAATAGATATCGACCATTGTATTCAGGAAGGTGCTCTTACAAGTTTAGCTGAGGATGTTATTGAAATCGTAAATAGTTACACGGAATATTCACCAAGTGGTGATGGCATTCACATTATTGCAAAAGGTAAGCTGCCATTAAAAGGACCAGGTACAGGACGGAAAAATGTTGATATCGGATTAGAAGTGTACAGACATGGACGGTATTTTACTTTCACCGGTGATTGCTTAGATCAAGTTCCCGTGGAGGATAGAACGGATGAATTAAAAGTTTTATTTGAGAAGTATCTGAAAGAAAAGCAAAAACCTGAAAAGAAGCAAAGCACTACCTCATTTGAAAGAGAAGATATTACTAGTCTATCGAATGCAGAATTATGGGAGCGGATGTTTGATAGTAAAAGCGGTGCAGCCATTAAAGATTTATTCCAGGGCATGTTGATTAACAGTGATCATTCTTCAACGGATATGGCTTTATGTAATCATTTAGCATTTTGGACGGATAAAAATGCTGCAAAGATGGATTCAATGTTTAGAGAGTCTTCCTTACTTCGTGAGAAGTGGGATAAACCACATTCAAGTGATGGCCGTACATATGGGCAAATGACAATCGATACAGCAATTCTTTCAACTCCTTCCACAATAGCTGATTATGAACCGCCTGAAGAGAAAAAGTATGAAGTTTACATTTCTGATAACTCAATTGAAGATACTGAGGAAATTATCGATGAAGCGCCAAAGTTTCATTTAACTGAGTTAGGAAATGCTGAACGTATCGCATATTATCATGGCGAAAATGTTCGGTACTGTAACGAGTTGGAATGGCTTATATGGAACGGTAAGCATTGGCATGAGGATAGTAAGAGACAAATTGAAGCTATCACGGCCAAAACGTTGAGAGCTATATATGGAGAAGCAAAGGCTACAGAAGATAAATATCAATCAAAGTTACTACATGATTGGGCTAAGAAGTGTGAAAGACGGTCAATTAGGATAAATAGCATATTGGATGTAAGACCGATGGTATCAGTGAAAAAGAAAGAATTAGATGCTCATAACTTTTTATTTAACTGTGATAACGGAGTTATCGATTTAAAGACTGGTGAATTATTACCACATGACCGTGACTTGTTATTAACAAAGATTTCTCCAATCAAGTATGACAAAAATGCTGAGTGTCCAAACTGGAAAGCTTTCTTGGAAAGTATTTTTAAAACATCTACAGATGAAGCGGATTATGAATTAATTAACTACCTGCAGAAAGCTATTGGTTATTCATTAACCGGTGTAACAAAAGAGCAAGTAATGTTTTTCTTATTTGGTAATGGCCGTAATGGTAAGTCTACTTTTATTAATATCATCCAGGATCTACTCGGTGATTATGGGAGACAGACAAACAGTGACACCTTCTTAAAAAAGAGAAATGATTCAGGAATCAATAACGATGTGGCCAGATTAGATGGAGCTCGTTTTGTATCGGCTGTTGAGAGTGAAGAAGGACAACAATTATCTGAAGCCCTAGTGAAACAAATCACTGGTGGAGAGAAAATGTCAGCACGTTTCTTACGCCAGGAATATTTCGAGTTTACACCTGAATTTAAAGTATTCTTCACTACCAACCATAAGCCAATTGTAAAAGGTTCGGATGAAGGTATTTGGAGAAGGATTATGCTTATTCCATTTACCGTAACAATCCCAAAAGACAAGATTGATTATGATCTACCAGATAAATTAGCAAAAGAAATGCCTGGTGTTTTGCGGTGGGCTGTTGAGGGCTGCATGAAGTGGCAGGCCGAAGGGTTGCGTGCTCCTGAAGCTGTGAAGGCAGCGACTGCAGAATATCGTGAGGACATGGACATATTGGCACCTTTTATTGATGAAAATTGTACGGTACATCCTACAGAGAAAATTGAAGCAAAGCTACTATATGAAAATTATACAAAGTGGTGTTATCAAAATAATGAATTGGATTTAAAGAACCGTGCTTTTTATCGTCAATTAGAAATACGTGGGTTTAAAAAAGAAAAAGGTGCGAAAAACAAAACGTTCATTATTGGCATGACATTAAATAATTATGCTAGTGCGAGTTTATTTTCAAGAGAAGATAAAAAAGAGGAAAGTAACATAACTCCTATAAATAGGAAAAAGGTTTGAAGTTGGGTTACTAAAGGGTTACTGAACTTATTTTTAATAACCCTTATAAATATTGTTATATCAATGGTTTATAGCTTATGGGTTACTAAGGTTACTGAGTTTTCTATAACAGCCTATAAGAAAATAAATAAATAAAAAAATATATATAATATATAGCCTTTAATAGAAAAACGGGTAACCTCAGTAACCCTGATAACTCAAAGTAGCCTTGACCCCTTGATATGACTGGTTTTGTAGTGGGTTACTGAATGGAAAACTTAGTAACCCTCGATAACCCTTTAAGTAAAAGAGGTGTAATATGCATCCTAAACAGATATGCGCTGATGTTCAATCGATGGGAGCGAAGCTCGTTCTTGACGGAAATGAATTATATATTGAGAACCATGAAAAGATTGCTCCTGAAATTGAATCAGTTATTAAAGAATACAAGCTACGGATTATTAAGTATTTGCAAGGTAATTATTCTGACCAAGATCATGCCGTAAAACAAACGATAGATAAAATTGTTAATTTTTTTATTGGTGTTGAACAAGACATGAATCCCAAAATAAATGATTGGTTTAATCATGATGAAGCGGCTGCAAGGTTAGTCATGGAGTTAACATTAAACTTTTCGCTTAATGGTTGGTTATATGTAAAAGAATCTGTGGCCAACTATGAAAATAAATTAACAGACGAGCTTTCACAAGAAATATTCAATCGTGCAATGTTGCATTTTAGGAAGGTGAAATAAATGCCAGCAATTCATTATCGATATTCAGAAAAAGAATTGAAGGAAATACTGGATACATTAGAAATCATGGTGGATACAAGAGAACAGAAAAACCAACACGTACTTGATTATTTTCGCAAAAAGAATGTTCCATTCAGACTTAGAAAAATTGATACAGCCGACTATTCAGCGGTAATTCCTAAGAATCCTGAGATGGGCATTACACGAGATATTTACCTTTGCGCCGGAGTAGAACGTAAAAACGGTGTAGACGAATTGGTTCAATCAATTAAAGATCGTACGAGATTTGAAAATGAATTGATTCGTGCTGCTAAACATCCATTTGTTCTTCTTGTGGAAGATTTAAAAGGCTATCAAAAAATATTAAAAGGTGAGTATATAAGTCAATACAAACCAGAAGCGTTACTTGGTAGTTTGAAAACATTTGAAGTGCGATATGGATTTTCAACAGTATTTATTGAGCCAGCTACAACAGGCAATTACATATATCATCATTTCTTATACATGGCTCGTGAGTATCTGAAGAAGGGTGTCATCTGATAAAAATCAAAACAATTAAAGGAGAAATAAATCATGACTAAAATTCAATTGAACGTGCTATTTAAAAAAATGCAAAAGGACGATAAAAAGGAAGTTTTAATGTTCCATGTATTAAGTGATGAACTTCCACATGCTGATGAATTATTAAAAATGCCAGGTACTATTGTTCATCTAACTGTGGAGAGAAGTGAAGTTGAACCAATTGGTGCGGAGTTCGTTAATATTCAACGTGATAGCAAGAAAACAGCAATTAAATTGAATGTAAAACGTGATGCAAAAGGTGTAGTAAATCAACTTTATCCTTTTGCCGGCGGAAATGTTGATATCATTCTTGAGCCATCTCAAATGTCTATTGATGAGTTCTATAAAGAGCCACATGAAGGTATAGAATACAACGTTAAACAGGATGGAACAACGGATGTTGCCCCTGGTCAATTAAAGATTGTAGATGGAGAAACGGTTGCTAAATAAATATCTGTCCTGGGCTTCGACTCGGGATACTAATAAAATTTAAGTTTAATGTAATAAAGAATAAAACCACCCTACATAGGATGGTCTAATTAATTTATTTCTTATGTTTTGCAGCAGTATCCGCAATAAACTTACTAACTGATTTTATTTTATTATTTTTTTCAATTTGGTGGATTTTTTCATCAAGTATTAATTCAATAGCAAGTTGAATATTAGGAAATAGTTTTAGACATTCGTCTTCAGTTAGTTCATGTATTCCTTTACTTAAAATGCTATATAATTTTCTGTTTTCAACGAGAAATGAAGGGAGAAAATCTTCTAACATTTTTATTTTTTCATCCATTTTAGAGTGTCGAAAAATCTCAACGTCTAATAAGGATTCTAATAGTGCTTTTTGTTTGCACTCTTCAATAAGATTTTCAAAAATTCTACGTAAGTAGACAAATGAACCCACGCCAATGCCATGAGAATACAATCCGATAGCTTTAGAAAACTCTTCATAATCACTTTTTAGGATTTTTCGATATTTATCTATAGAGTGCTTTTCTAAATCTGCAATAGATGGGAATTGGCCAATTTTTATGAGTTCATTATTACCTTGAGAAACGAATGTTATGGAATATTTATGTGAATGATTTCTTTGACAGGTAAATTGAAGTTGAATTGGATAAGAAAATGCATTCCAATATAAGTCTAATGATCCATCCATTTGTGCATCATGAAGGTTTTTATACATTGAATTATGTAGGGTTTTATCCGAAAATTTAAATAAACTATCTTTCTTACAATATAGACAATAACAGTCAAATTGCAGTTCGTTAGAATTAATGAATAGTTTTCTAAAAATAGCTTTATAATCTTCAGGGAAATCTAGTTTATCGTAAAGGCCTGTATCTAGAAATAAATTCTCAATATTAAAATTGTCCAATGTATATCACTCCTCTATTTTTAAAAAATTATATAATTAAATGTTAAAAATTACAAATATTTATGTATTGAAAAGGTAGGTGAATCTTCATTTGTTTGACTGGCTGAAAGACTATCAGAAATTAGAGGAACGAATCGCATACTTAGATTACAACTTAGACAAAACAAAAGCTGAATTAAAACGATGGGTAAGTGGTGATTTGCGAGAGGTACGTTTAACCGCTGAATCGGAAGGTGCAAAGGTAGAGGAACGTATTGAAGCAATTGAATATGAATTAGCGTATAAGATGAATGACATGTATAAACTGAAAAAATTAATTAATACCTTCAAAGGGTTGGAACATAAAATTGCATATCTTAAGTATGTGGAAGGCATGACATTGGAAAAGGTTGCTGAAGAACTTAACTACAGTCCACAGTACATTTACAATAAACATGCTGCTATGCGAGATAAGGTTGAGTACTCAAATAGAACTTAACATTTACTTAAGGTAAGTAATCATTATATAAACCATTGAAAATATGATTTATAGTAATAACATAAGAAATTGACGAAAGGGCAACTGGTGCACGGTTGCTCTTTTATTGTCGGTTAGTGTCGATTCATTAGACTAGAAAGATATCACAGTCTATCTGATAATAAGGATAGGAGGTGATATTGTGGATGGTAAAGAGAAAGTTTATCATATATTACAAGCAATAAATGCTGGTGAAAAGGATATAACAGCTGATAAATTAGGAATGGATAAGACAACATTTAGAAATCTATGTGAATTGATAGAAAATAATAATTGGATTGATGGTATCGATGATCAGTATTATGAAGTGGATTTCTCAAATGCAAAGTTAACTAACGAGGGTAAGAACTATTTAATGCGAAACTCTATATAACTTTTGACAAAAGGGCAACTGGTGTACGGTTGCTCTTTTATTATGTTTTTTGTCGAAAAAACACGAATGTTTTATATAGATTTATGAATTGTTATGGCGAATAATGTAAGTTGGAGGCGATAAGAAGAATGTTTAAAAATTGGAGTAATAGAGATTGGGTATGGACAGTAAGTTTATTAATTCTAATAATCATTGTAATAATTGCTGATTTTTTCAACTTCCCAAATATTGAAGCAAATTTCAATATAATTGCGAGTGCTGTCTCGATAGCTTTAGCGATTGTAGCAATTTCCTTTGCGTTTAAACAAGATAGTGACAATAAAAGGGATAGTGCGCGGATGGTAGATTTGCTTAATGGTATACATGTAGACGTTAAGGATGTTGGTTCAAAGTTAGACCCTAAAGAAATAGATAACTTAACAAATGAATCGGTGAAAGATGCCACTGAAACCTTTGAAGAAAAGGAGTTCTATTCAAAAGTAGAAGTTGATAAGATGATTAGTGAAGTAAGAAAAAATATTAATGCTAATATTAATGATCATCTAGCACAAAGGAAAGAAGAAAATATCTTTAATAGTAGTAATAATAGTGGTAAGCTGATTTCAAAAAAAATGTTATTCATAATAAGGCGTACTATAAGAGAGAATTATGTTAAATCAAATGCAGAAATTATAAAAATATTAAATGAGAATTATGGTATTCATGCGAATGAGCAAGTTATTGATAAGGTGCGGAACGATATGATGGATTAAGAAGAAAAGTTGGAGAGTTGTTAAATGAGAAACACTCAATTATTTGGGTGTTTTTTTATTGTATAAAAATTACATAGGTGGTGTTAAGTAAATGATTACTGAAATTAGAAAAACAATATCAGGTACAGAGTATTGGGATAATGAAAAGAAAAAGAGTCTATTTGTACCAACTGGTGAGGTACCAGATTTCGAAGTAACTGTTAATCCTGAGAGTATGATCATTAAGCATGCTGATAATAAAGTAGTTGGTGTGGAAGTAATTGATACTGATACTGAACTTAACTTGGATGATATGAATGCTGAAGAGCTACTGTCCTTTGCTAAAGAGAATGATATCGAAGTACCAAGTAAGTTAAAGAAAGAAGAAACAATTCGTAATCATATCGTTGAGCAATTAACGATTGATACTAAATGAAGTACTGTGACTTCAATGGTTGCCTTAGCAAGATAAGCAAGGGACGTTACTGTGAAGAACATAAGCGTAACAAACCGAGGAAGAAGAAAGATAAGAAGAACATCTACCATCATGATAACAAGCCATTCTATCGTACTGATGCCTGGAAGTATGTTAGGTCAAAGGTATATGAAAGAGAGAAGGGATGTTGTCAAAGGTGTGGAGATTTCGTCTTTGGTAGGCGTGCTCATGTTCATCACATAATACCAATCAAAGAAGATGAAACACTTAAATTAGAAGAGAATAACTTAAGATTACTTTGTCCAGTTTGCCATACAATCGAAGAAAATGAAGATAAACCAAAAAAAGTTTTTCCGAGTTATTTTGGAACCCCCCCTATCAAAAATTAAAATTTTTCCTCTGGGGAGGATAGGTAGCGTAGGGGGCATTTCTATCGTTAGACAACATTTTTAAAAATAAAGGGGGGTGTGAAATGTCTACGAAAAAAGAGCGGCAAAAAATAGTTGCCGATAAAACAGAAGCTGAGAAAAATCGGATATTGAAAATCATGCGTGATGCAGATATTTACACCCTTACTTTAGATCCATTAATTGAATCATATTTAGATATTTTTGAAGTTTACATGACGATGTTTATTGAATGGAAAGAAAAAGGATTTCCACCTACTCAGCGTCACACTAATAAAGCAGGGGCCACAAATAATTCAAAGCATCCATTGGCCCAGCAAGTAGAAACTTGGGCAGATAAGAAAACAAAAGCATTGGATTTATTGGGGCTTACAAATAAGGCTAAACCAGGTAAATATGTCACTGGTGGTTCTACTGTTGGGAAAAATGAAGAAGTGGAAAAACCTACAGCAAAGGTTAGTGAATTAGATAAACATCGTGCAAAATGGCGTAATAAGGCATAGTTGTTGTATATAATAATAACCTTATGTGATAATGCTAGATAAGAGCATAAGGAGGGATAAAGTGGACGATTTTTGGTTTAAATTTTTCACGCTATTATTTACGGGTATTACAGCAAGTATGGTAATTATTAATTCTGTTAGAGATTATTTTACTAAGCAAAAGGATCGTAAGATAGCTGTGGAATTATCTGAGAAAAGAAGAATGCAAAATGAATTAATGAATCATATTACGAAGGTTCTTGATTTGGGTAGAAGATGTAGGGTAGAAACTGATGAAAACAATAAACAAAAAATGAAATTTGAATTGTTAAATCATAAAGTATTTATTTGGATTAATTTAGACAGAAATAATTGTGTCCAAGAGGATTTAAGAGAACAATGTAATATTTATATTACTTTTTGCGCTTCGAGTTTAGAAGTAAGTGATAGGGAAAAACAATTATCCTATTTAGATGGTGTAAATAAAAATTTTAATTTTATTTTGCAGCTAATTGATAGGTATATTGAAGAAGAAAATAAGTTAATAGATGCATTAGTGTAGTCATATTCAAAGGAGTGCGGCTTTTTATTATAATTTGGAGGTGGTGTTTATGTGATTGAACGTGGCGTTAATTATGCAGATATTTATGCAAAACAAGTAAGAAAGAATCCTAAAAAATATCCCGATACTATTAAAGCAATGGTAGATCGTTATTATAAATGGAAAAAGCGTAAAGATATTTGGTTCGATGTGGACCGTGCGAATGAAATGATGGATTGGGTTGAAACGTTTGTCCGTCATACTAAAGGTGATTTAGCTGGACAACCTTTTATCCTGGAAGATTGGGAGAAATTCGCTTATTCCTGGATTTATGGATGGGTTCATGAAAATGAAAAAGGACAGATTGTCCGAGTCACTCGTGAAGCTTACATTCAAGTTCCTAAGAAGAATGGTAAAACTTTAATCGGTGTTGGTGCTCTTGGTTATGCGATGTACGGTGAGGGAGTACTTAGTGCCGATTGTTACTGTTGTGCGAGTGATTTTAACCAGGCTCAATATGCAGCAAAGCCATTTGCAGCAACAATTATGAACCATGATGTATTAATGGATTGTTCACACATTTATAAAGGGCCAAAAGGTACCATTTCGAGTGTAACCTATGACTACATTCGTGATGATTTGGCTTATCAGAACCAATTCATTGTAATGAGTAAAAATATTCAATCCATTGAGGGTTCCAATCCACACTTCATTTTAAATGATGAGCTTCATGCTCAGGAAAATATGGATCAGTACGATAACTTTAAATCAGCTCAAGTTTCTCGAGCTGAGCCGATTATGTTTAATATATCAACGGCTGGTAAAGGTTCTTCATCGGTTGGTATGCGAGTATATCGTGAAGCAAAAGAAGTATTGAAACGTGATGATAATGACTCAAGTTTCGTCATGATTTATGAACCAAATAAAAATTATGACTGGACAGACCGTAATGTTTGGGCAATGGTTAATCCGAACATTGGTGTATCTGTAACGATGAGTGCGCTTGAAACAGAATTCATCTCAGCATCACGTTCAGCGCATAAAAAAGCCGAATTCCTTTCTAAACATTTGAATGTATTCGTAAATGGGGCTGAAAACTTCTTTGAGCAAGGACAAGTTGAACATGTTCTTGTGGAAGACCTGGGCGATTTAACAGGTGAAACTTGCTATATCGGTTTAGACTTATCGAAAACAACCGATTTAACATGTGTGAACTTGAATTTTCCTAACGCTGGTTATACCGAAGATGGAAAGTCAATTTTAAAAGTTAAACAAATGTATTTCGTACCAACTGAAGATATTGAACATCGTGAAAAAGAAGATAACGTTCCATATACTGATATGGCTGAACGTGGCTTTGTTACTTTTTGTGATGGAAAGATGATAAATCAAGACCAGGTTATGGATTATATTGTGGAATGCCTGAATTTATATGATGTACAACAAATAAACTATGATCCAGCGATGTCTCAAAAGCTAATTGAAAAACTTGAGAACCTTGGTCTTGAATGTATTTCTGTAGGTCAGTACCCTAACGTTATGAATGCAATGATGGATGATTCAGAAATACTTATTTATGAAAAACGTATAATGACCGATAATCCTCTATTTGTTTATTGCGCTCTTAACGTTGTAGTTGTAACAAATATCAATGGAATGAAAGCACCAAGTAAGCGACAGTCCAAAAAGAAGATTGATGGATTTGTTGCTTTTTTATGTGCTCATAAAGAAACTATGATGGTTATGGATAGCATATCTGAAGAAGGTATGGATGAATTAATTGGTGATATTTATCGATAAAAATTGAGGAGATGTAAAGTATTTTGATATAATCTTAAGGAAGGGAGTCATGTGAATTGAAAATTAACACGGTTACTTATTTAGCTCCATACATAACATTGGTTGCAGGTATAATTGTGGCATACCTAACCTATAAAAACCAGCTTAGACTAAAGTCATTTGAAATATTTTTAAAACGTAGAGAAGAAGTTTTAACTGATATTGAAAAAGAAATAAAAAAACTACAAGAAATTTCATTAGAACTTGACTCTAATGGTGAGAAAACGAATTTGAAAAAGTTCCTAAAGGGATATTTTCACGATAGTTTAGTTCTTTATCAGAAAATGAGAGGTGCCAATTTTCATGAAATCTTTGTAGAAAATTATTGGCTGATATCAAATGAAATGATAGGTAAAGGAGAAATTACAGAAGAAGAATTTAAGAGTTGGATCGGAAGACTTCTAAACATGTTAAGTGCTATTTATGGAATTGGTCATGTCAAAATAAACTCGGAAATTGAAATTCTCACGTTTCCATGGCATTTAAGGGTTTTTAGAAGAGGGAAAGTGTCTTATGAGAATTTTAAAATGAAACGTCAGAATAAAAAAATGGAACGCCAGTCAAAAAATGAACAAGTTGGTTAAGATAATATTATTTGAAAAGTACTCTATTAGGGTACTTTTTTATTTTGCGATAAAAAGGTGGTGAAAAATTGGGTTTAAGGGATAGGTTTTCAAATTATTTGTATCGAAAGCTAGAAAGACGCGGCTACCTTGATGATGTTTTAGGAAAGAGCATTCGTTACGGTGGTGTCTATGTTACGGATTCAAATATCTTGCAATCTAGCGACGTTTACGAGTTGTTGCAAGATATTAGCAATCAAATGGTATTGGCTGATATTGTTGTGGAAGATGAATTTGGGAATGAAATCAAAGATGATATTGCACTTCAAATTTTAAGGAATCCGAACAACTATCTTACACAATCGGAATTCATTAAATTAATGACGAATACTTATTTACTCGAGGGCGAAACATTCCCAATATTAAATGGTGCTCAAATTCATTTAGCTTCAAATGTTTTCACAGAGTTAGATGATAATTTAGTAGAGCACTTTAATATTGGCGGTCATGAAATCCCTCCATTTATGATTAGGCATGTGAAAAATATTGGTGCAGATCATTTAAGAGGAAAAGGCCTTCTTGATTTGGGAAGAGATACGCTAGAAGGTGTTATGTCAGCTGAGAAAACTTTAACTGATAAATATAAGAAGGGTGGACTATTAGCATTCCTGTTAAATTTGGATGCTCATATCAATCCACAGAATGGTGCGCAGTCAAAGTTAATCAACGCAATTTTAGATCAATTAGAATCAATTGATGAATCTAGGTCTGTAAAAATGATTCCTCTTGGAAAAGGGTACTCAATTGATACGCTTAAAAGCCCGCTAGACGATGAAAAGACCCTAGCATACCTAAATGTATATAAAAAAGATTTAGGTAAGTATTTAGGTATAAATGTGGACACATACACAGAGTTAATCAAAGAAGATATCGAAAAAGCAATGATGTATATCCACAACAAAGCAGTTAGACCAATAATGAAAAATTTTGAAGACCATTTGAGTCTTCTTTTTTATGGCCAAAATTCAGGGAAACGTATCAAATTTAAGATTAATATTCTTGATTTTGTCACTTATAGCAACAAAACGAATATTGGTTACAACCTTGTGCGTACAGCTATTACTTCACCTGATAATGTCGCTGATATGCTTGGATTCCCTAAACAAAATACAAAGGAATTACAAGCTATTTATATTTCAAATGATTTAACTGAAATCGGTAAGAAAGAAGCGAACGATGGTTCATTGGGAGGAGGTGAAGAGAATGAAAATTGAGGTCCGAGGGAATCAAGTCATACTTGATGGATATGTAAATGTTGTGGACAGAGAAAGTCGAATGTTGCCTTCTCCGAGGGGATATTTCAAGGAAAGAATTGTTCCAAAAGCGTTTGAGAAAGCATTGAATAAAGCAAAGAATGTGGACTTGCTTTTTAATCACAACAAAAATAGAAAGCTTGGTTCTATTGAAAATGGCAATTTGGAATTGTATGAAGACAATATTGGTTTAAGAGCCATTGCTACAGTTACAGATGAACAAGTAATTGAAAAGGCAAGAAATAAAGAATTGCGTGGTTGGTCATTTGGTTTTGTTTCCGAAAAAGATTCATGGGAAGAAGGTGAATCTGGTGTTCAAAAACGATCTATTGAAGAACTGGAACTTTTAGAAGTTTCTATTTTGGATATGACACCAGCCTATGTTGCCACTTCCATTGAAACCAGGGGCGAAAATACAGCCATGATTGAAATGAGAAGTGAAGAAGCAGCCGTAAAAACTGTTGTGGAAGATGATACAGAAGAAAGAAACAACATTATTAAACAAATAAAAAAAGTCCTGGAGGAAAATTAACATGAACTTAAAAGAAATCTTAAAAGCATCTCAAGCACGAAATAAAGCTCGATTAGCAGAATTGCAAGGGAAAGTAGAGAAAGGTGAAGTTCGTTCAGAAGAATTAGCAGCAGTTAAGGCTGAAGTAGAAGCACTAACAGAAGAAGCGAAAACTCTTGCTGATGAAATTGCGAAATTAGAAGAGAAAGAAAAAGAAGAAGATCCAGACAAAAAGAAAGATGATGATCCAGAGAAAAAAGAAGATCCAGCAGCAAAAGAAAATCCGGATACTAAAACGGAACTTTCAGAAGAACAACGTTCAGCTATTTCAGCATCTATCGCAACAGCCCTTTCTACTAAAGGTCATAAATCTACTAAAAACAAAGAAAAGGAAACTCGTTCAGCTTTTGCAAACTACATTGTCGGTAACATTGATGAAACAGAAGCCCGTGCATTAGGGTTAGTGACTGGTAATGGCTCTGTTACTATTCCAGATTTCTTAAGTAAAGAAATTATTACGTATGCTCAAGAAGAAAACTTCTTACGTCGATTAGGTACAGGAGTAAAAACAAAAGAAAATATTAAGTATCCTGTTCTAGTTAAGAAGGCAGAAGCTCAAGGTCATAAAAACGAGCGAACAAATAATGAAATTCCAGAAACAGATATCGAATTTGATGAAATTGAATTATCACCAACAGAATTTGATGCGCTTGCTACTGTAACGAAAAAGCTATTGGCACGTACTGGTTTACCAATTGAACAAATCGTAATGGACGAGCTGAAAAAAGCTTATGTTCGTAAAGAAACTCAATATATGGTTAATGGTGATGAAGCTAATAACATAAATGACGGTGCATTAGCAAAGAAAGCTGTTGAGTTTAAAACAGATGAGAAAAATCTTTACGATGCATTAGTAAAAATGAAAAATACACCTGTTAAAGAAGTTCGTAAAAAAGCACGATGGGTATTAAATACAGCAGCACTAACAAAAATTGAAACAATGAAAACTGATGATGGTTTCCCATTACTTCGTCCATTTAATCAAGCAGAGGGCGGTATTGGTTATACATTATTAGGCTTCCCTGTTGAGGAAGAAGATGCAATTGATATTCCTGATTCACCAGATACACCAGTATTCTATTTCGGTGATTTCTCTAAGTTCTATATTCAAGATGTTATTGGATCACTAGAAGTACAAAAGTTAGTCGAGTTATTCTCACGTACAAACCGTGTAGGTTTCCGTATCTGGAACTTACTAGATGCTCAATTAATTCATTCTCCATTTGAAGTTCCAGTTTATAAGTACGTCTTGAAAGGTCAAAATACACCGGGTGCTTAATATGGAAGATTTAATTGAGAAATTAAAATCTCATATTCATTGGGAAGAGGGTATGGATGATTCTATGCTTTCTTTTATATTAAGCAAGGTCAACGATATGTAAAAAAAGCATGTGGAAGAGAAGTAGAATACTTGGTCATTATGTGTGCAGGTATTTTTTATGAATATCGTGTAGCTGAAAAAGAATTAGAACAAGCTTTGGATGCTTTGACACCATTCTTTGTCCAGGAGGTTTATGATGCCGAAGAGGAAGACGAATAAACTCAAATGGATGGGTGATTTACTCAAATTAGGAGAGACGATTGATCCAGTAACAGACCGTGTTGTGATGGGATATCCATTAGAACGGAAAATTCGATATAACAACATTGGAGTTACGGCCACTGATAAATTCACAACAAAAGATACGAATGAAATTGTAAAGAAAATTGAGGTTCGTATTGATCGTGATATTGAAAACAACCAAAAGGATTATCGTGTAAAAGTTGGTGGCCGTATCTATGATATTGAGCGTATTTATGTACGTGAAGAAGACCGATTGATGGAGGTGTCATTGTCCTATGCAAATTAGCTTTCAAGAGTTACGAGACATCATGAAGAAATCTGGTATACCAGTTTATCGTGATAGTGCACCTACAACAGCAAATTATCCTTACATTGTGTATGAGTTTGTGAATGAGCAACATAAAAGAGCTTCTAATAAGGTTCTAAAAGATATGCCACTTTATCAAATTGCAGTCATTACAAATGGAACTGAAAAAGACTACGAGCCATTAAAGGCTGTTTTTAACGAAGCAGGCGTGTCTTATTCTCAATTTGATGGAATGGGTTATGACGAGAACGACGACACTATCACGCAGTTTATAACGTATGTGAGGTGTATCCAGTAATGGCTTCAAATAACAATGGTTTTGCTGAAGCTTTAGAAGATATCAATACGCTATTACGTGTGAATAAAAAGGTCGAACTAGATGTATTGGACGAAGCAGCGAAGTATTTTGCGAGTAAATTAAAAACAAAAATTAAAGCATCCAGTAAAAACAAGCGGACACATTTAAGAGATAGTCTAAAGGTTGTTGTGAAAGATGATCGTGTATCTGTGGAGTTTAAAGATGAGGCCTGGTATTGGTACTTAGTTGAACATGGCCATAAAAAAGCAAATGGTAAGGGACGTGTGAAGGGAAAACACTTTGTTCAGAATACCTTTGATGCAGAAGGTGACAAAATTGCTGATATTATGGCACAAAAAATAATTGATAGAATGTGAGGATGATATACATGACAATTGAAAATAAAGAAATTCAATATTCCGTAGGGATTGAAGATTTATATCTATGCTTGATGAAGGGAAATGAAACTTCTAGTGCACTACCAACTTATGAGGATATCGTTTATAGACAAACGAATATTTCTGATTTAACAATTTCAAATACAACTGCAAACTTTACGAAGTGGGCATCTAATAAAAAGATTATTAATGTTGTGAAAAATACAGCGTTTGGATTAGCTTTTAATCTTGCTGGTCTAAATCGTGAAGTAAAAGATAAAATCTTTGCTAAAACACGTAAAAAAGGTGTGTCTTTTGAAACAGCGAAGGCGAAGGCGTATCCAAAGTTCGCAGTAGGTGTTGTATTCCCTTTAAATGATGGAACAAAAATATTACGTTGGTATCCAAAATGTACGGTTGCTCCAGTAGAGGAATCTTGGAAAACACAAGGTGATGAAATGACTGTGGATGATATTGCTTACACAATTACAGCAGATCCATTGTTATTTAATGATGTAACACAAGCTGAATTGGATACTGGTGATCCAGAGGCAAAAGGAATTAAAGCTGAAGATTTCCTAAAACAAGTAATTTGTGATGAATCTCAACTAGCACAGCTAGGTGGAACGACGCAAACAGGTAAATAAGGAGGGTAATTATGGCACGTTTAAGTGATTTAGTTAACGTTAATATAAATTTAAATAAAATCAAAATACAGGGTGTTGATATCCCTGTTATTTTTACGTTTGAATCATTTCCTTATGTGGAAGAATCTTATGGAAAACCATATCATGAGTTTGAAAAAGATATGAATGAAATGTTGGCAAAAGAACAATTTAGCTTAGGGGAAAATGAAGCGAAATTGATGCGATCTTTAATTTACGCGATGATGCGTAGTGGAGGTACTGAGTGTACACCAACAGAAGTGAAAAATTCAATTCCGCTTTATGATTTACCTGATATTTTCAAAGTGGTATTTAACATTTTTAACAGTCAAAACTTCCAACATTCCGATATGGAGAAGCTCAAGCAAGAAAAAAAGTAAAAAACATACTGACTAAAAACGAGGAATCTCAGTCCGAATTGGACTGGGATTTTTATTTTTATGTTGGTAATACGTTGCTTGGTTTAAATATGAATGACTTCTGGAAAATCACACCGGCACATTTTCTAAAACAATTCATCATGCACCTCAGATATAACAATCCGGATGCATTGCATGAGCAGAAACCGAAACAAATCTACACGCTAGATCAAACACCATTCCTATAAGAAATGAGGTGAGAAAATGCCTGGGAATAGTAAAGAAAGAAACGTTGTTCTTAATTTTAAAATGGATGGCCAAGTTCAGTATGCAAATACATTGAAACAAATCAATATGGTTATGAATAATGCAGCGAAAGAATATAAAAATCATATTGCAGCAATGGGCCAAGATGCGACGATGACTGATAAACTTCTTGCTGAAAAGAAGAAGCTTGAAATTCAAATGGAAGCAGCCAAGAAACGTACCGCTATGTTACGTGCTGAATATCAAGCTATGTCTAAGGACACAAGTACAACCGCCGAACAACTCAATAAAATGTACGGGAAGTTGCTTGATGCAGAACGTGCTGAAACTTCTCTTGATAACGCAATGAAAAGAGTGAATGAAGGTCTTTCTGAGCAAGCGATTGAAGCTAGGGAAGCACGTGGAACTTTACTGGACTTGCAAGAGAATTCTAAGAAGCTTGAAGCTGAACAGAAGCGTTTGACAAGCTCATTCAAACTTCAAAATGCTGAATTAGGTCAAAATGCTAGTGAAGCGGATAAGTTGGAATTAGCGCAGAAACAATTACGTCAGCAAATGGAAATGACTGATAGGGTCGTCCACAATTTAGAACAACAATTAAGTGCCGCAAAGCGTGTGTATGGTGAGAACTCTACTGAAGTGCAGCAACTTGAGACTAAATTAAACCAAGCAAAAACGACATTAAAGCAATTCGAAAACTCCTTACAGAGTGTCGGGCGAAGTGGTTCACAAGCTGCTGATGGTATGGCTGAAATCAATAAGAAACTTGATATGAACAATTTAATGGAAGCCGCTGAAGTTCTACAAGGAATATCTGAAAAGTTAATTGAAATGGGAAAATCAATTGTAAATACAGCAATAGAGTTTGATGGATCACAGAGGAAAATTCAGGCGTCATTAGGTTTGACTGGGAAAGGTGCCGAAAATCTTCAAAAGATTGCTGTTGATACTTGGAAAAAAGGTTTTGGTGAAAATCTTGAAGAGGTAGACAATGCGCTAATAAAAGTCTATCAAATATGCGTGACGTTCCACATGAGGAATTGCAAGGGGCATCAGAAAATGTATTAACATTAGCTAAAGTTTATGATGTGGATTTAAATGAAGCGACTCGAGGAGCAGGGCAGTTAATGAGTCAGTTTGGTTTATCTACACAGGAAACCTTCGACTTACTTGCTGCCGGTGCTCAAGAAGGTCTTAATTATTCAGACGAGTTATTTGATAACCTCTCTGAATACGCACCTTTATTTAAACAAGGTGGTTTTAGTGCTCAAGAGATGTTTACAATCTTAGCAAATGGAACAAAAAGCGGTTCATATAACTTAGACTATATCAATGACCTGGTGAAGGAATTTGGTATCCGTGTACAAGATGGTTCAAAAGGTGTATCAGAAGGATTCGGTGATTTATCTGAAGAGACACAAAAAGTATGGAAGTCATTCAATGAAGGTAAGGGAACTGCAGCAGATGTTTTTAATGCTGTGTTAGGTGATCTTCAAAAGATGGATGACAAAGTAAAAGCAAACCAGATTGGTGTTGCTTTATTCGGTAGATGATAAGTTGTGCCGAATTAAAATCGCGGTATGAAGCAAAGAGGGTGCGAATCCTAATTTGAACCGAAGGCTATGCGGAGTGTAGTCAGGGGCAGAGCATAGAGGGTGAAAAGATATAATCCCTCCACGAGACCGCGACACTTTAATAGTGAAAACGTATGCCGAGCTTATACTAATATGAAGTGTAAGAAGTAAGGGATAAAAAGCCTTTACGATAACAAAATGACAAAATGGGAAGACATGGGTGCTGAAGCGGTACTCAGCCTAAATGATGTACATGGTGGTCTTGGTGATGTAACTGGACGTATGGATGAAATGAAGAAACTTCAGGAAGAATCTTTGGGACAGCAATTTCAAAAAGCATTAAGGGAAACGCAGGCTGCGTTAGAACCACTTGGAAAGAAATTTGCAGAATTAGCTAAAGATATTTTACCTCCAATTGTTGATGGGGTTAAAGCTGTAATGGATTGGTTTAGTAAATTGTCCGAAGCCGATCAAATGCTTTTAATCGTGATGGGGGCATTGAGTACAGCGTTTATTATTTTAACTCCAATTGTAGCAGCTCTCGCTGTTTCATTTGGTGCGTTGAATTTGGCGTTTTACCTGTGATAGCTACCATTGCAGCAGTTTCTTTAGTGATAACTGGTATTATCATGTTAATAAAAACTGGGGTGCCATAACGGATTGGCTTTCTGAAAAGTGGTCTGAATTTAAAGATTGGTTTGGTGAATTGTGGGATAGTATAGTTCAAACTTGTGAAGATGCTTGGTCATCCACAGTTGATTACTTTTCTGGGGCCTGGTCAGATTTTTTAAATATGGCAAATGAGTTCTTTGAACCTATCGGTCAATTTTTTGCTGATCTATGGACTGGAATTTCTGATACAGCATTGGAAATTTGGACAGGTATTACTGATTATTTTTCAGAATCATGGTCTTCATTCATTGAATTAGCAGATAGTATATTGTCTCCTTTAGGTGAATTTTTCAGTGGATTGTGGACGGGTATTGTTGAAACGGCAACTTCTATTTGGGATCAATTAAAGACAGCTTGGCAAGAAACATGGGATACAATACTCACGGTTTTAGATCCGATTATTTCAGCAGTTTCCACAGTTTTAGAAGCAGGTTGGCTACTCATTCAAGCGGGGGCACAAATTGCATGGGCGGCAATATCTCAATATATTATACAACCGATCCAGGAAGCGTATGATTGGATAAGTGCGAAAATTGGTGAATTAGTCACATGGCTTAGTACGCAGTGGGAACTTATAAAGGCTGCTGCACAAGTTGCTTGGGGCTTATTTAAACAATATATTACTCAACCTGTTCAAGAAGCATGGGATTGGGTTAAAGAACAGATTGGTGCGCTTGTTTCTTGGTTAAATTCACAGTGGGAGACAGTGAAATCCTATACTTCCGCAGCGTGGAATCTAGTAAAACAATATGTCATTCAACCTGTTCAAGAATTGTGGAATGCAACGAAAGAAAAATTGAATGATTTAGCGAATTGGATACTAGGTAATTGGGCCAAAATCCAATCTTATACACTTACGGCATGGAATCTAGTTTATAAATATATTATTGATCCAGTGATTTCAGCTTATAATTCTGCAAAAGAGAAGTTCAATGACATGTACAATACGGCCCGGGAAAAATTTGATTCTGTAAAGAATGCAGCGCAAGAAAAATTTGATGCAGCAAAGAGATTTATTGTTGATCCGATAAAAGATGCGGTAGATAAAGTAAAGGGATTCATTGATAAAATCAAAGGGTTTTTCAGTGATTTGAAATTAAAGATTCCAAAGCCAGAAATGCCAAAAATGCCACACTTTAGTCTGCAAACTAGTACGAAAAATATTTTGGGTAAAGACATTACTTTTCCATCCGGTATCGATGTGCAATGGCGTGCAAAAGGCGGTATCTTTACTAGACCTACAATTTTCGGCATGAGTAATGGTCAGTTGCAAGGTGCGGGAGAAGCGGGGCGAGAAGCAGTTTTACCGTTGAACAAAAAGACATTGGGTGAGATTGGTGAAGGGATTGCAGCAACGATGTCTACTGAACCAACTGTAATTAATATTTATAATCCTTCAGTGAGGGATGATCGTGATATCGACCGCATGGTCGGAAAAATAGATAATGCACTTGCTCAAAAAGGGCGTAATTCAAAAATTGGAATAGGGAGGACTTAAATTGCTAGACATAGGTATCGATAATCAGTTAGCAAGTGACTATGGAATATGTATGGTAGAGCGACCTGTTATTCCTACAGCAGAACAAGAAATAGAACATATTGAAGTGTCTGGTAGACATGGTTCACTTACAAAAAAAGGGGCGTTTAAAGACGTCCCTTTAAAAATAAAGTTTAATATGCTTGAAGAAGAGAATATTAAGCCGTTAGTGCGACGTATGAAGGCCTGGTTGATGAATGGAAAGACATTATATTTTACTGATGATGATGTGTATCGAAAAATTAAACATGTTGTAGTAGGTGATATTGTAAATGAAATTGAAGAACACGGTGAATTTGAAGTGGATTTTAAGTTAGATCCCTTTGAGTATACAGAGGATGTAAATTTAAAGCTCACCAAACCTGGTGTAATTTATAATCCAGGTACAATTGAGTCCGATCCTAAGTTTTGGATTGTGGGAAATGGTACTTTCCGTATAACAATCAATGATGTCTCTTTTCAAATAAAAGATGTGAATGGTTCTGTTGTCATAGACTCAGAAATACTTGAAGCATATACCGATACCATATCAATGAATAATAAAATGGTTGGGCAGTTCCCTATATTCAATGTAGGAGAAAATACAATAGAGTGGTCAGGAGCAATTCAATTTATGGAAATTCGACCTAGGTGGAGATATAAATGATTACTTTATATAAACCAAATGAGACTGATTTTACACACAATGGTATAGGAGCTTTAGATAAAAATATTTATAACGCAACTGTTGAGGAAGAACTCAATGGTTTATTTTTATTTTCATTTAGTTACCCATTGTTTGCGCCACATGGTCTGGAAATAGAGGGAATGATCATCATTAAAGTTCCAACTCCTGATGGTGAACAACTATTTCGAGTGGCAGCTCCTAAAGTCAGTATGGGTGAGATTACAGCGCAATGTTATCACATTTTTTATGACTTAACAGAAAATCTAATTGAAGACATTTTTGCTGAAACAACAAATGGTAATGGAGCTATGAATCGTATGTCAGCAGGGTGCCAATACAAGCATCCTTTTCAGTTTTATTCAGATGTACCAAAGATAGCCAGTGCACGTATTGTCCGTAAAAATCCTGTGGAAGCATTATTGGATTCTAGTCAAGACAATTCATTTGTTAATCGTTGGGGTGGCGAATTAAAACGAGATAATTTTGATGTAAAGATGCTACTAAATCGCGGTATGGATCGTGGAGTAGTGATTCGCCATAAGAAAGATTTATTAGGATATGAAGGTAATGTGGATTGGAAAAGTCCCATAACTAGAATCATGCCACAAGGTTTTGATGGGTTATTTCTTCCTGAAAAGTATGTGGATAGCCCACTTATAAATAAGTATCCGCATCCTAAAATCAAAGTGGTTGAATTTAAACATATTAAAGCAGCTATTGGTGAAAATGCTGACGATGAAGATGCAGTTCCGTTAGAAGAAGCATATAGGTTATTACGCCAGGCAGCTAAGTATATGTTTGCTATTCAAAAGGTTGATCAGCCTAAAGCAAATTATAACGTTAAGTTTCAGGAGTTATCACAAACGGAAGAGTATAAGGATTATAAGCATTTACAGAGTGTTTATATGGCAGATACGGTTACGGTTGAGCATCAAGAAGATGGTATTGATATAAAGGCGAAGGTAATTGCATATAAATATGATCCAATAAAAAAAGAGTATCTGGATATAACCATTGGTAACTTCAAAGAATCCTTTACGGACGTTTCCGGTAGGGTTGATCTGGTACAAGAAGAGTTATCCAATATGCCAGGCTCTATTTTGGATGCAGCAAAAGCAAATGCTACAAGCCTTATTAATTCAGGATTCGGAGGACATGTACGTATTTATCCAGATCGTATTTTAATTATGGATACGAAAGATGAAAAGAGTGCTAAAAAGGTTTGGCAATGGAACTTGAATGGATTAGGGTATTCTTCCACAGGTGTGAATGGCCCATATGGAACTGCCATTACAAGTGACGGCAGAATTGTTGCTGATTTTATTACTGCAGGTACGTTGAGTGGAAATCTTGTGCAAGGTGGAGAAATAACAGGTGCAACATTACGAACTTCAGATAGTGTCAACTATGTAAATATTTCAAAGCAATTCATACGCTTGTATGAGTCATCTAAAACAAGGGTGTTTGTAGGGTATTACAAAAATAGTAGAAATGAAATACAACCAACTCTTATTTTAGGCGGAGATTCAGATTCCACAGGGGCAAATGGTGCTATTATGGTGTACCAATTCTCAGATACGAGCGTTAAGTCTGGTGGAATCGGAATTACAAAAGGACTCGAGGGCAATGGATACTTGAATGCAGCTTCTTTATACTTTTCGCAAACAGGGAATGCAATGCTTGATGCTGACAAAACGATTGTCCTAAATGCTCAAAGTGATATGAGGTTTAAAGTCAAAGATCAGTTTCGCTTTTATCGTAATGACAATTGGATTGCGAGTATTGGAGTGTCATCTGGAGGAGATACAGATATCGTACTTCCAAATGCGATGATACGAAATTCGAGTTACGAAAATGGTTATATTCAAATAAAGACAGCTCTTGGATCGTATTATCATGGGATAATCGCTTCAGATTTCAAAGTTTCCTCAAAAGAAACATATAAAACCAATATCCGGCCTATTGCATTCAGTGCACTTGAGAAAGTAATGGAATGGGAAATTAAACAGTACAATTTGAAAAATGATATTCCAAAACTGTATGAGATGCGTATGAATCGTAAAGAAGGAGAGCCAATGATTACTACAGATGCAATTCCTACACATTATGGTTTAGTTATTCCAAAAGAAGCAGAGGAAAATGGTGTAGGCCTATACGGGATGCTTTCACAATTGACGAGCGCATTTCAAGAGCATGTGATAAAAACGGATGCTAGATTGGAAGAATTAGAGCCATTAAAACCTAAAGGAAACATAAAGCATAGGAACAGAATAAAACGTCAGAGAAGACCGCCTAGACACGTAAAAAGGAGTAGCTAGAAAGAGGTGTAGTCATGCGAAATGAGGAAATTATTATAGATTTAGCAGATCCTGTGTTTACAAAAACAATTCGTTCTCGGCAGAATGATAAGAATGGATTGAAGCTTACGGTGTACGCAAGAGAAAAAGGAATAAAGCTTGATTTAACAGGATATGCGGTTAAATATGAAGCGACAAATCATACAGGAGTATTCATTCGAGATGATGCTCAAATAGTTGATGCAAAGAATGGCGTAGTTGCATACACGTTGTCCTCACAAGCTGTTTCCACATCGGATGATTGGACGGCTTATTTTGTATTTGAAAAAAGTAACGAACGAATGAGTACTCCAGACATTCGTATTACATTAAGACGTGATGTGAAAGAAGGAAATATTAAAATAGAAAACTATATTTCAGAGTTTGAGATTTTTAAGAAAACATTGGACGAGTTGCAGAAGAAATTAAATGCTATGGATGTTGTTAAGAAAAGCGGAGACACCATGACAGGTGACCTAGGGATGGACCCAGGTAAATCAGTTCAGTTTAAATCAAGTGGAAGTACTAATAATAATTATGTACTTAGAGGTCAAGCGGGACAGAATAAGCTGGTACTCTCAGATATCACGTCAAATAAGTTTATTTGGGATTACTTCAGTGACACGGATACTTTCACAGTTGTATCTAACACGAACCTCCTAAAGAAAACAGGAGATGTTATAACAGGTCTTTTAAAGTTCCATTCTCTGGGGCAAATGTTGATGACTCAACCTGATTCAGCGACAGGCCCTTCTGCTCGTGGGTTACACTACGCAGATAAAGACACAGACGGAAGCGTTAATCGTGGCGGAATTGGACGTTTCAAAGGGGCTAACAACGGTGATGAATATCTATACATGGGGTTCGGTACGAATCCTTGGGATTCTCAAAGTGGTTTAATAGTTCGTCCTGATGGATCAGCTACCTTGAAAGGTAAAAAGATAGCAACCGCTGATAATGATACAGGATGGATTAACCTTCCTACAACTGGGGTAGAGAATGTTACTGATAGAATTTTGAAGTACAAGAGAAGTGGGGAACAGGTTAATGTGATTGGTTCTATTCGAAATGCACAAAACGCAACAGTATTTGCTACACTTCCGGTTGGGTTTAGACCAATTCAAGATATTGCACGTCCGGCTATTATGATCACAGGAGGAGTGAATACAAACTTTTGTGAAGTTACAGTAAAAAAAGATGGTGGGATTTTCGTGAATGGTGTTCAAAGCGGAAGTACTTTTCATATTGAAATGAGCTTTTTAATTTAAATATCAGAAATCGAGTGTGCATAAGCAGGCTTTTTTATTTTGTATAAAATAGAGCTTTTAGAATGAATTAAGATAATGGTTATAATGTGATATGATAATATCCTATGATTATAGGAGGTTATTAAATATGACAATTATTTCAACAGTATTTGTACCAGAGGGAATAGCGATGTCAGCAGATAGTAGAATAACAGGGGAGCAAAATTATGATGATGGGTCTCGTGATAGATTTATTGTTACAGATAGTGCTCAAAAGTTAGTACTAATTAGAAATTCTACAATTGGTATAGCTTTTTGTGGGGATGCTTCCGTTAATGGGAAAACAGTGGCAGATATTTTAAGAATCTTTGATATTCAACATGTCGAAGAAAAAGATACTGTAACTGAGGTATCTTTAAAACTTCAAAAATTATTAGTTGAAGATTATTCTAAGCATGATATAACTTTTTTAGTTGCTGGATTTGATGATGATGAAGCTTATATTTACTCAGTTCATAAGGATATGTTGGAAAATACTAGTGATAACCATCTAGATATAAAAACGTTCGGTGCAACATGGAGAGGGCAAACTACAGCTATAAGTAAACTTTTTAAAGATACTCCTTTTAATTTTAAGCTTATGCCTTTAAAAGATGCTGTAGATTTTTCGGAATTTATAGTGGATTCCACGATAAAATACATGCGATTTGCAGATAGTATAGCTACGTGTGGAGGTCCTATCGATACATTAGTAATTACAAAAGATTTTGCGAAATTTATGAAACATAAAATAATAAATCCGTGATTTGATTTTAAGAGCCAATAAAGGCTCTTTTTATTTTTTAGAAAAGGAGCTGATTTGATGCAAGAAATTCAAGATTTAAAGCAAGAAATCCAACAAATTAAGTCAGATCAAAAAGATATGCAGCGTGATATTCGTAACTTAGAAACACGTACCACTGTCAACGAAAAGGATATTGTAAATATAAATAAACTTCTTGATAAAATTAGCGCTAATACTACATGGATTCTCCGTATCATCATTGGAGCGATTGTAGCTGGTCTATTAGGATTACTAATGAAAGGTGGTATGTAATATGTCAAAAGAGAATATCAAAAAACGATTCCGCAACTGGCGTACCTGGGTTGCGGTTTTTTCTTTGCTCGGATTTCTTTTTACTAAATTTGGCTTACTAGAAGCAAGAAACTTTATTGAAGAATTATTGCCTTATGTATTTGTAGTAGGCGTTTCATTAGGTATTTGGACAGACCACGAAGAAAAAGGAGAAGATGTAAAATGAAAAAATCTATTAAAGTATTGGGTTCAGTTGTAACGGCTTCTATTATTCTATTAACATCAACAGGTGGTGTCTTTGCTGATAGAGAAATGATTATTCCAGGGTTACCTAAAGTCGAATATCGCAATGGATATGGAGCATATGAAGGTGTAGTAGCACATTCTACAGCGACTCCTGAAGCGCCTGCAATTAATATCCGAAACTATGAAGCAAGAACATGGCGTTCTGCATTTGTACATTATGCAACAGATTGGGACGAAACAATTCAAATTGCTTCTACTAAGTATCAAGCATGGGGAGCAGGTCCAGCAGCCAATAAACGATTTGTTCATGTAGAGCTCTCTGAAACTAGTGACCCTATTAAATTTAAAAAATCATATGAAAGATATGTAAAGTTACTTGCTAAAATTTTAAAAGATAGAAATATCCATCCATCTATTGGATTGTGGACGCATAAAGATATTACGTATAAGCTTGGTGGCACAGATCACGAAGATCCAATTGACTATCTTCGCAGTCATGGTGTATCGGAATCAAAATTCCGTGCTGATGTATTAAAAGCATATAATGGAGATTCTATTTCAGTTGAAGCGAAACCACAGCAACCAAATGAAGTACCTGGTGTTATTAATGAAGTGGGAGTAGCGTATATTGATGGATACAATGTAAACCTTCGTTCTGGTCCATCCACAACAAATAGTGTTATTCGTAAATTACAAAAAGGTGAATCATACAAAGTCTGGGGTAAAGTAGGAAACTGGTTGAATCTTGGAGGAAATCAGTGGGTTTATAACGATTCATCATACATTCGCTATAAAGAAGAATCGGGATCTGTGGAAGGTAAACGTGTAGTTTCTAAAGTGAATGACTTACGATTTTATTCAAAAGCTTCCTGGGCTGATAGAGATGTAGCAGGAACTGTCGATGAAGGATTAGGGTTTACAATCATTGATAAAGTATCTGTAAATGGCTCGCAGCAATATAAAGTGAAGAATAGTAGAGGTAATGTGTTTTATATTACAGCTAGTTCTTATTATGTAGAAATTAAATAGTAAACATAAAAAACGCCGGCTCTTAATTGAGTCGGCTTTTTTGTGTTTTATTATTTAATTTGAAGTTCTTTCTTATGTACCCAAAAAGCTTCGTGAGGCTTTATTACAAGAACATCTATTGGTCCACCAACTGATTGATTTCTTATTTGAAAACTCATTGTTTTTCTGTAGTGTTTACGCAATGCACTGCAAAATCTATAGAGTCCTGAATGTTAAAAGTTTCAAATGGAATTGGGTAATAGGCTAATTCTCTATAGTTTATTTCTTTTCTGTATACATCATTAAGTAAAAGTCTACTAAGGATGTCACCAGGATCTCCCTGCCAGGCAGCTCCACCGCCCTTTGTTGAATTTGTCTCAATGTCACCATTACTAAGTCGTACAGTATATAAAATTTGTTCTTTAGTTTTCTTATGATATCCTGTTACGAAGAATCTTGTTTCTAGATTTGCTTTGAGTTTATTAAAATATTCTTTTAATAGTTGAGGGACTACTGAAACACAAGTCTCATCCTTAATATTTTCAGAGATAAAGGAGTTAATAAATTTAGAAATATGGACACCGTCTATATCAGAAACACCAGTAAAAGAAATCCCAATTTGTTTTGCTAAAAAGGTCTTAGTGGTGTTATCTGAATACATTACACTATTTTTAACTCGAGGATTAGTTAAAGTAAGTCGACTATCACTAGCTAATACAATACCATCCCTACAATAAACACATATTGAAATTGACATTTTACTACCCTCTTTTTCTATTATAATTGTAGTGATTATAAATCAGAAATCCTTCTAACTTGTTTTTCCTTCTTCTTAAAATTCTTCTTGTATTGCTTAAATTCTTCTTTATCTACATGAAACTTTTCACCGGTTGCAACGTTTTTAACCAGGTAGGTCGTGCGTTTGAATTCCCTAATGTAATAGATAATTAATCCCACTAAAAGGGATATACACATTGTTGCTGGGATAGCAATAATGCAAAGGGCGATAATGAGAGCCGAAATTTTATCTGATTCATAAACTCTTTTTAGAACTAAACGTTTACCAGATGAAGCTTGAGCTTGTTCTAATTGCTGCATACGTTGTAGCGATGCAATCGTGTCATAACTCATGCAAAAGTCCCTCCATTATTTGTTCATTTTCCCTAAAGCTTTATCCATTTGACGTTCATTTGCTTGTGTTGCGCTACTTGTTGCATTTTCAACACCACGGTAGTTGTATTTAGAGTTTTGCCAGAAGTCGAAAGCGAAATCTTTTAATGGCTTTTCGGATGCATTTCTTTCAACAACTTCAGATTTAAAGATATTTGTGAGCATGTATTCATGATTAGATACATCTTTAATATATGTTTTATTTGTATATTCTTTAATGATCTCATCTCCAAAAGTCTTAATTTCATCTTTAGTTGGTTTATAACTATGAGCATATCTACTAATTTCATCAAATTTTTCATTTGGAGTTTTATTACTTGAAGCTATCTCTGTAATTTTACTCTTCCATTGGCTAGATGCAGTAGTTGTAGCTACTGTCTTTTTGTCTTGGTTGTTAGAATCTTTGCGATCAGGATTTAAATTGATACAAACCATACATACAATAAATGAAATTAGAGCTGTAGAAAGATAAATTTTTACTACTCGTAAACGATTGATTTTCTCTCCTCTTAATACAATTTTAGGCATGAATAAGCCTATAATTAGAAAGATAATTGACACAATAGATACTAGAAATAGTATCACTTCTAATGCGTTTAACAAAAAATCCACTCCTTAAAATTAAATTGGTATAATACCTAAATCATACCAATTTCATGCAACAACTGTAAATATTACATTTTGTAAATTTAGAAAGTGCCTTTAGAGATTTTTTACTTTTTTTAGTAATTTTTCAATCTGTGTATGTTTCTCTTTTTGGGGGAGATGTTAAATATTGATGATTGATTTAATAGTTATTAAGGAGGATGAAGGTATGACAGAAAAAAGTGTTATAGTGGATAAGAGGGAAAAAACAGTTACTCTTGACATTGAAATATTTAATCAAATGTTGGATGCGGTAAAAGCCAATGAAAAAACCGAAAATGAAGCAGTAAATCAGTATTGTTGCTTGATATGTTCTGGAGAAAGTCCAATTCAACAGGGGAATGTGGAAGCCTCCACGTATACAGATGCACTTGCTATATGTAGAGATATGTCAGATAACAGAGGTGGAACTAAATATACATGTAAAGAATCTCGTTGTGAAGATTTTAATTTTGACATTGCAAGAAGATTTTGTTCACCAAGTGGAGAATAAGAAATACTTAAAAAGGAAAAATCACGTCTTACACCTTAACCTAAGACGTGGTTTTTCCTTTTTAAGTATTATGAGCAATGGAATTTGGCCATACATCTACCGAAAAGTTAGTTGCTATTAAATCATCCAATTTTGCCAATTCACCGTAAGCAACACACCTAACAACATGTGTGGTTGTCTGACCGTCTGCACGAGAAGAAAGCCCAAAAGCAGTATGGAAATCACCGGTTTGATGCCACGGCTCAGTATCATTTGGTGGCCCTTTCTTATGGAAGGCAGCAATTAAAAAAGATAAGGTATTTGAGGAAATATTATTGAAATGCCAAGAGCCGGTTGACTGTCTTGCATGATTACCGAATTGCATTACCTTAGAGCCACTGAACATTGAGTAGATGCATATTGCAGCCTCCCAAACATTTGGATTAGATTCTGAAGATTTAAATCTTGGACTTATTGAGATTTGATGTCCTGGAAAAACATCAATTATCAAGATGTTTTTTAGATTTAGTTCTTCTACATCAGTATCAGGACCGTAACCTGCCGGGTAATTAAAATTCAA